GCTGGAATTGTTAAATGGCCGTTAGTCAATATCTTGAACACTTAGGTATACAAATTGCTAGTGGGTTGGTTATCAATACCTCTCATATTAATAAGTTTGGATTTAATCCAGCATGCAGCTCTAGTTTGGAAACAATTTGGGATAGCGGAGGAATATATAATTATATTGAAACTCCTAGTCCTGCTACTGTTGCAGGAGCATCGGATACCGGAGCAGTTGTAAGCGTCCAAGGTCTAGATGAAAATTATGACTTCTTAACTGAAAGTATATCTGTAGGAGGAACATCCACTAATAATTTTATTAGAGTGTTTAGATTAAGATTAGAGTCTCACCCTACTGCAGAGGTAAACTCTGGTGATATTACAGTAACTGTTGACGGAGCAGTTAGAGCTACTATGTTAGCAGGAAAAGGTCAATCGTTAATGGCTTTATATACTATACCAAGAAGAACAACAGGCTATTTAGTTAAGTTTCAAGGTAGTATTGAGAAGAACCAAGAAATAATTTTTAAACTGTTTTCACGCCATATTGATAATGGAGTATTTAATTTAAAAGGACAGTTCGGGTCTTTTGGAACTCCTATAACATATGATTACCCTGTGCCGTTATTATTTAAAGAAAAAACAGATATAGAAGTACGCGCGTTGGTTGGAGCCACAGCCGGTGCTGGTGCTATTTTTGATCTAATCTTAGTACGCAATTAATTTATATTATAAATAACACTAATAAAATTAAATGGAAACTGTTGATGGTAGATGTTAATTGGGAAGCCCGACTCGACCGGATCGAAGATAAGATGGACAAAATGGCAGACGCATTAGTCACACTTGCAAGATTTGAAGAGAAGATGGATTCATACAATAAGTATAGAGATGACTCCTGGACTAGAATGAACAAGTTCTCTGAAAAACTTGATATCATCGAAAAAAAATGTGATGAAAACGCTCATACCGTTAACGTCATCAATAAATTATTCTGGATTGCCATTGCTGTTGGCGCCAGTGCAATCGCAGCCCAAATTTGGATGTAAGGAAATAAAATGAATCAAGAATCAATTAGTAAAATGGCGGCCGCACTGCAACAGGTCGCAGAAAATAAACTCAACGAATTTGAGATCCCAGAAACTATTCAAGCAGCAGAGCGGACAGCGTTCCACGGCGCTGCGGCTGGAGCTCATAAAGCTGGTAAGTCTCACTTTAATTTTGCAGGTAAAAAATATCCTGTTACTATGAAAAAAGATACCGCTAAGGCAATTGCTGATGACGTAAAAGAAGCAAGTTTGGATGAAATTTCTCGCGGCATGAGACCTATGAGTAAAAGTTTTGGCAAAACTGTTGATCCTAAAAAGTTTGATGCATATAAAAAGCATATGAAAACTCATAACTTAGATGAACCCACTGTTCGTATGGCTCATGATGATCCAGATCACGGTGAATCAAAACGTATGATGAAGAATCCAAAGTACGCAAAGGCATTGGATCTATATAAAAAATCTATGAAAGAAGAAGTTGAGGAGAGTAAAAACATGGCGCTTGCTAAAAAGTTAGCAAAGGCTTCAGCCTCGTCAGAAAAGGGTAAAAAAGCCGTCACTTTGAAGAAAGCTCCTTTTGATATTCCTAAGGCGTCTAAGAACGAAGAAGACGAAGTAGTAGTTAATCCTAAAAAAGAAACCAAGAAAGCTAAAATGGGTGATAGCGAGGTTTCTGCAATTGAATCAACTGTATGGCCAGTATATACGCGGATCATGGAAAAGCGTGGAGAGCATTACAAAAGTGCAGCAGCCGCACAAGAACCTAATGATGCATCTAAATCATCTAAAGGTGCTCAAGATATGTTGAATACTCCAAAGGATGTTAAAGATAATCCTGAAGCTTCAGGTGATGATGTTAAAAAGGCAGCTAATGCTGGACCTAGTAAAAAAGCTAGAACCAACGACAATAAGGCAGGCGACAGTAAAGTTATTCCATCAGCAACAAAGGCATAATATTATGGCAATTAAACCACCAGCGTGGTGTTCACACGCAGTTCCAGATAAAAATAAAGGTTGGGTAGATCCTAAGTCTGGAGAATTATATAAGTCTTCTAGATTTACTCAAGCAGAAGTCGATGCATTTCATGGCAATGTGGCTCCTGCGGCGGCTCCCGTAGTGCAAGAAGCAACACAAGAAGATGTACAAGATATGATTACTGAAGGTAAGATTCAGTCTGCTATGATGGACATGGAACTAGAAGACATGTCTAAAGTTGAACTTGAAGAGCTCGGGCGTGAAAATGGCGTTGAGCTTGACCGTAGAAAGTCTAAAAAGTCTTTAGTACAAGCTATGAAAACAGTACTTAGTAAATAGTTTATATATAATTTAGTATATCAAAACTAATTAGGTGCGTTATGAAATTATTTGATAAGTTGTCAGAAGATAACTTTATGCTTTATGCAATGCAGCAATACTATAAACCTAATTGTATAGATGCTGAAGAATTTTATAATGACATGAAAAGATTTATGTATCTTAAACGTTTATTTTTTCGTTATGCTAATAATGGTAGTGTGCCTGAAAGATTAATACTTAATCATCTTATAGTATTGTTTAATGTATTTGATGTGCAACCGACATTGAGAATGCTAGAGTATCAAATAGAAGATAGATATTGGTCGGCTTTAAAACCGTTTCTTATCTTCTTAAATTATATTAAGAATGATCAGTATACTGATATAACAATGGATCAGAATGTAGTAGACAAATTAAGGAAAATATAATGGGATTGGTCAAACGAGCTGGTGATCTTGTCTATACGTTTAGATTCTTAAGGCTTCTTACTACAAGTTTTGAAGATACCGAAGCCTACAAAAAAGGCATTATCGATAAAGACGGTAAAAAATTAAAAACATTTGATCTTAATACTATGGATAATAGGGATACGTATAAAAATTATTATACCCCTTTTCATAGGCTGGTATTTAATATCAAAAAAATTATGGCAAAGGTGCCAGGTGGCGGGTCTAAAATAGCTTCTTACGCTGCAGCGCTATTCCTACTAAAAGAAAAGTTTGGTGTCAGCGATAAAGAAATAAAAAAATCACTTAATATCGATCCGCTTGATTTTATGTCTGAACAAACAGAATGGTTTGTATTAGAAAATAATAAATTATCTCCAGGATCATATAAGGTATTAAGTGAAAAACTTATTAATGACACATTCGACGAGGTTGTTAAACCAAGAGATAAAGTTATAGTTTCAGAAGATTGTTATCCAATCGGTGAAATATTTGGATTAAACATTTATGAAGTAACCCATAGCAAAACAAATAAAAATATTTACGTTGCAATAAGCGAGCTATCTAGATGATACCTAGATGGAAAAAAGCTGGCCCTAGTGGCGAGTTAGAAATTAAGTTTCCTACTGGTAGACGGTTTAAGATTGAAAAGCAGCTAGATGAATACGAGCGGCACAAAAACAGTGAGTGGAAAGTTTTAGAATGGGATCCACGATATAAAGATTGGGAATGGGGTGACACTTACAGCCCTAAAGCTTATGCTAAACAACAGGCCATGGATGCTGGTCAATATGATAAGAGAGGTAAGAAAGTGGCAGATTATTCTAAAACATTTCAGTTTGAATCACTAGAAGAAGTGACTACTACTGCTGACGCCGGAATTCCTCAAGATACTGCTAACATGGGCCCGAAGGCTAAAGAAATACATGTAACAGACCGTAGACGTAAAAAAAATAAACTGCCTGTTTTGCTAAAAAGATTTAGAAGGCATATGGAAGATAATGGCTAAATTATATTTAATATTAATCGTAGTAAGCTTACTCAGTGGCGTGGGGTATGGCGGATACCAGTATTATATCTGGTCTGAAGCTACTATAAATACTCTTAGAGAAAATAACGTAAAGCTTAAAACTACAGCCGAAACTTTACAAGCTACTATTGAACAGATTCAAGCTGATCAAAAAAAGAATGAGCAGCTGAATAAAGATTTAACAAAAAGATTGCAACAATCGCAGCAACACCTTGACAAACTTAGAGGTGTATTTGCTAAGATAGATTTGACTATGGAGGCATTAACAAATGCACAAGGACTTGAAGATAGGGTTGACAACGCCGTTGGTAGATTACTCCAAAAGATTGAAGCCGAGACTACTCCTCCCAGTGATGAGCCTGCTTCTACTGACAGCGTGTCTGGGCAATAGAGCACCCGAAACAGAAGTAGTTGTTTCAACCGAATACGCTAAACAAAATGTTCCTCTTCAAGAGAGACCTAAGGCAGTACAATTTCCTCCTGTCGATTGGTATGTAGTAACTGAAGAAAATCTAGATGAAAAGATGGCAGAGCTTGAAGCTAAAACGGGTAACGTAGTATTCTTTGCAATTACTCCAAAAGGATATGAAAATCTAGCGTTAGGTATTGCTGAAATGCGTAGGTACATAAAAGATACGCAAGCTATCATAGGATATTATGAAGAAGCTCTAACTCCTACAGATGTATCACCTCCCTCAGAATAGCTCTTCTTATTATACACCAATATTAAATATTTGTAAACCCCTAAAAACAAAATATTATTTTTAAAACAGCGCATTTAACTGTTTTCAATTTCGTGTATTTGATATATAATAGCACCAACTAAACAATCACAACAACCTAAAATCTAGTCTCTAAATAATCCGATTTAGAGCTATGCCCTTTTTACGCATATGGAGTAATGCATGCTATTCGAAGAACAAATCTCACGTAAACCCGATTTATACCCATGGACAAAACAGTTTGTCGACGCCATTTGGCAAGGCTTCTGGACGCCTGATGAATTTAATTTTAGATCAGACTATTCGCAGTTTAAAAGCGATTTAACAGAAGAGGAACAAGAAGTAGTTGTCCGTGCACTTTCGGCTATTGGCCAAATTGAGGTTGCAGTGAAAACGTTCTGGGCAAACATTGGCGATAAGATGCCGCACCCATCTATCCGTGATCTTGGATATGCTATGGCTAATTCAGAAGTCATTCATAACTTGGCATACGAAAAACTATTAGATATTTTACATTTGACCGACGTCTTTGAAAAGAACCTTGAAGAGAAGGTAATCAAAGGCCGTGTGGACTATCTACGTAAGTATTTAAAGCGTGAATATAAAGATGAAAAGAAACAGTACATTTATTCTATTATCTTGTTCACGCTCTTCGTAGAGAATGTAAGCTTATTCAGCCAGTTCTATATTATTATGCATTTTAACCGTAATAAAGCCGTACTCAAAGATTGTGCTCAGCAGGTACAATATACCCGCAATGAAGAAATGCTACATGCTCAAGTAGGCATCAAACTTATTAACACAATGCGTGAAGAGTATCCAGATCTATTTGACGAAGAAATGGAAGCTCGTATTCGTGAAGAATGTGTAGACTCATTAAAAGCTGAAAGTGCTGTGATTGATTGGATCATGAGTGAATACTCTGTTGAAGGATTGGACGCTAATATCCTTAAATCATTTATTGCAAAACGTATGAAAGATTCACTTGACCAAATAGGATTTGATTCAAGCGAGATCTACTATAACCAGCACCACATCGATCAGACTTATTGGTTTGATGAAGAACTACTTGGTGCTAACATGACAGACTTCTTCCAAAAGCGGCCAGTTGAATACGCAAAAGGAAAAGGTATTACCGCTGACGATTTGTTTTAGGAGGATAAAGAATGATTGATACAACACAGAACTGGTGGTGGGCAAATGAAGACTCACGTTTATTTCTAAGCCGTGGATATATTGACGGCAATATGACTCTTGAAGAAAGAGTACGTGAGATTGCAAAATCTGCAGAAAATATTCTTGACATTGAAGGGTTCGCCGATAAGTTTTATGGCTATATGAGTCGAGGATATTATTCGTTGTCTTCACCTGTTTGGTCAAACTTTGGCACAAAAAAAGGTTTGCCAATTTCTTGTAATGGAGTTTATATTGAAGACTCGATTAATTCTATTCTCACTAAAGTCGGTGAAGTAGGAATGCAAACTAAGATGGGCGCTGGTACATCTGCTTATCTTGGATCCATACGCCCACGTGGAACTGAAATTAAATCAGGTGGATCCGCCGACGGCCCTGTGCATTATGCCAATATGTTTGAAACAACCGTTGATATCATATCACAGGGCAACGTACGCCGCGGATCAATGGCGGTGTACTTGGATATTGAATCACCTGATGTTATGGAATTCTTAGAATGCCGTGAAGAAGGATCTTCTATCCATAATTTATCACTGGGTGTCTGTGTCTCAGATAAATTTATGTCAGAAATGATTGAAGGTGATACGGCAAAAAGAGAAGTATGGGCCAGGGTTTTGCGCAAGAGGCGCGAGTCTGGTTACCCGTATATCTTTTTTAGTGATACTGTAAATAACAATGCACCACGCGCTCTGCGCGAGACTGGCAAACGCATCTGGGCATCAAATCTGTGTTCTGAAATCGCCCTTCCATCATCATCAGACGAATCATTTGTGTGCAATCTTGCATCGATGAATGCACTAACATTTGATGAATGGCAGCACACTGATGCAGTAGAGACTATGATTTATTTCTTAGATGCTGTCATGGAAGAGTACATTGACAAAACGTCTGGAATCCAATTTATGGAATCATCACATAATTTTGCTAAGACATGGAGAGCTCTTGGTCTTGGTATTCTTGGTTGGCATTCATATCTACAATCTAAAATGATTCCGTTCGAGGGTCTACAGGCTCAGATGGAAACAATTAAGCTGGCTAAATTTATTGATGATAAGTCACTTGCTGCTACAAAAGAACTGGCAGAAGAATATGGTGAACCAGTCGGAATGTTAGGATATGGAGAGCGTAATCTTACTCGTTCTGCTGTTGCTCCGACTACATCATCGTCATTTATTCTCGGTCAAGTGTCTCCATCAATTGAACCTCTTGCCTCTAACTACTTTACAAAGGATTTAGCCAAAGGTAAGTTTACGTATAAAAATCCATTCTTAAAGCAGCTATTAGCTGATAAGGGCAAAGATGATTTTGAAACATGGGAGACTATTCTTATTCGTGGCGGTTCAGTGCAGCATTTAGACTTTTTGTCTGATGAAGAAAAATCCGTGTTTAAAACGTTCAGCGAAATAACTCCACTGTCTATTGTGCAACAAGCGGCTTCAAGACAGAAATATATAGATCAGGCACAATCTCTTAACCTTATGATTCATCCAGAAGTATCTACAAAAGATGTGAATGCACTATTAATTGAAGGTTGGAGATTAGGTGTCAAAACATTTTATTATCAACGATCAGCAAACCCAGCACAAGAGCTCGTAAGAGATATCATGTCTTGTGCATCGTGCGAGGCATAAATGGAAGAAGAATACTGGACAGAGTGTGTAGCGTGTGATACTGAATCACAAGTAATGGTAGTCGATAGTGAGGAAACTCCTCAATACTGCCCTATGTGTGGTTCTCCTATGGAATTTGAGGCGCTTGAAGACGATTAATAAATAGCTTTTTACTAATTATAAAGAGTTGTTTATTATGTGGTATTATAACAAAAATGAATTTGATGAGACACCAGAAGAATATCAAGGATTTGTATATCGCATAACCGAAAAAGATACGGGTATGAAATACATTGGCAAGAAATTTTTCTGGAAGCCTAAGGTCTTACCAAAAAACTCAAAAAGAAAACGCCGAGTCAGGACAAGAGTGGATTCTGACTGGCGTACTTATTTTGGATCTAGCAAAGAAGTGCAACAGCTAGTTGAAGAAAAGGGCGAAGATAATTACTATAGAGAAATCTTAAAATTATGCAAAACCAAAGGGCAATGCTCATATTATGAAATGAAATTTCAATTTGAGTATGATGTACTGCTGAAGCCTGAAGAATATTATAATGCTTTTATTGGCGGAAAAATACATAGAAAGCATATTTTAGGTGTACATGATGATGAAAGTGTGTTAGAATAAACCTAACAATTAGGAGATTATTATGATTATTATTGACTATTCGGCAATCGCAGTTAGCAATATCGTGACACAAAGACTTGACATACAAGAGGATATGATCAGACATATGATTCTTAATTCTATTCGTATGTACCGTTCTAGGTTTAGAGATAAGTTTGGCGAGGTCGTTATGGCAGGTGATGCTGGTAACAACTGGCGTTATAATGAATTTCCTCAATATAAGGCTGCTCGTAAAAAGACTCGCAAGGAGTCTAAAATGGATTGGAAAGAAGCATTCCGTATTATTAATTTAGTATGGGAAGAACTAGGTGAACACTTTCCCTACAAAACTGTTAAAATTGATGGCTGCGAAGCAGACGACGTTATTGGTGTTCTTGTAGAACAAACACAAGAATTTGGCCAGCATGAACCAGTAATAATTATTTCTGCGGATAAAGATTTTGCACAGCTTCAGAAATACAAAAATGTTTCTCAGTTTTCTCCTATGACTAAAAAGTTTATTAAAGAAGATCATCCACGAAAGCAGCTATTAGAACTTGTACTAAAAGGCGATACCGCTGATGGAGTACCTAATGTTCTAAGCGATGATAATGTTTTTGTGAATGGCGGGCGGCAGACTCCATTACGTAAACCTATTATTGAAGCGTTAATGCATGACCCCTCATCGCAAGGAGAAACAGTGTTACGTAATATACAGCGTAATAGAAAACTTATAGATCTTGAGTCAACTCCGGTAGCTCTAAGAGAAAAAATTATATATAGTTATGACGGCCAAAATAAAGCAGGCAATAAAGGAAAAGTATTTCCATATCTTGTCGACAAACGCTGTCGTAGATTATTAGAAGATGTAAAGGATTTTATTTAATATGGTAAACCAAGTTACGTTAATGGTGTATGAAATCATTGAAAAGACTGCTGCAGCCAAAAAACAAAATGAGAAGGTACAAATTCTCAGGCAGCATAAAAACAACTGGGCTCTTAGAGATATTTTAAGAGGTACCTATGATGACGTCGTACAATGGAATTTACCAAAAGGAAAACCTCCTTATGATCCTGCAGATGAAGAAACACATCCAACCAGTTTAACCCAGCACAATAAAAAGTTTATGTACTTTGTAAAAGGTCTTCAAGGAGATCAATTACCAGCAGTTAAACGAGAAAAAATCTTTTTAGATATTATAGAAACCGTGCATCCAAAAGATGCAGAGTTAATGCTTGGAATGATTAACAAGACAAGCATTAAGGGTGTCACCAAGAAAACAGTGGAGGCGGCATTTCCTGATTTGATTGTGAGTAAATAAAATATAAGGAGAACGATTTGAGTAAAATCCAATTTGATAGACTTCGTAACGATTTGGCAGAACTGACAAATTATATTAATAAAGTTAAAAAGAAGGGTAATATAGACCTCGTATCAAAACTCAAACGTAAACAACAATTTTTAGAATCAAGATTACAAGCAGCTTCGTAGAAAGGATCGGGGGGACTGTGTCCCCCCAAATATACCATGCCAACATATACCTTTATTAATGTAGAAACAGAAGAAGAAACTACTTCTGTTATGAGCCTGTCAGAAAGAGATGAATTTCTTAAAGACGGTAAACATAAACAAAAACTTATTACTCCAAGAATTGTATCACAGTCAGGAAGTACGTTGAGTAAAACGGACGACGGCTGGAAAGATACTCTTAGGAGAGTTAAAGCCGGGTCTGCAAAAAGTAATACCATTAACGTATAATGAGAGCTCGCAATAAATCTGGAAATAATTCCATGACGGTTCGCTTGGACGATCTTCTCCAATTTGAGCCTGTAACCAAGAACCAAGAAATTGCATATCAGGCGTGGGATGAAGGGGATAATTTAGTATTATCTGGATCTGCCGGCACCGGTAAAACTTTTATTGGAATGTATCTGGCTCTAGAAGATGTATTAGATAAAGAAACAGAATACGATAAATTGTTTATTATAAGATCTATGGTACCGACCAGGGACATGGGATTTCTACCGGGGTCTAAAGAGGAAAAAGAACAATCATATATACTACCGTACAAAGCAATCGCAAATGAATTCTTTGGTGATGTAGCATCATATAACAAAATGGTTACAGGTAAACAAATAGAATTTATGTCGACGTCGTTTATTAGAGGCTCAACGTTTGATAATTGTATTATGCTTGTAGATGAAATGCAAAACTTGACCTTTCATGAATTAGACTCTATCATAACAAGAGTTGGAAAAAATAGCAAGATTATATTTTGTGGCGATTATAAACAATCGGACTTTAAATTTCAAGATGAGCGTGATGGCATCATGAGTTTTTTAAATATTGTAGAACAACTCAAAAATTTTACTATGGTAAACTTTGGCTGGGAAGACATTGTCAGAAGTGACTTTGTACGAGACTATATAATGACAAAAGAAATGTTAGGATATTAAATGAGCATAGTAATATATGGAAAAGAATTTTGCAATTGGTGCGACAGAGCTGTAGAAGTATGCATCCAATATGAATTAGCGTATATTTACAAAAGCCTTGATGATAGATTTTCTGGTCAGGATACCTATGCAGAATTACAAGAATTAGCAATAAAAGATAATATTGCTATTAAGACTGTTCCTCAAATTTGGTGGAACGGTAAACACATCGGTGGTTATAGTGATTTAATCACCGCAATTGAAAACAGTAGAGAATATGGCCAAGGAGGCTTCTAATGGCTAAATTTGGGAGATACGATCCTCGCAATAAAAAGAAAGATCGTAATAAAAACCATTCGCTTAATAAAGATAATAGAATCCGTGAAACTGATCAGATGGACGATTCGCAAGTACTATTGCGTGAAGTTTTATACGAAGATGATTACATTGATGACGGGCCTCAGCAATTAAATAGCTAAGTTATTGTTTTTATTGAAAACAAAAAGATGTACATTTGCTTAATTATAGTGTAGAATAATACTATAATTAAGGAGAAATATATGATTGATAATTTGAATAAAGTAATCCTCACAGATTGTGACGGAGTCCTGATGAATTGGGAATATGCATTTAATACGTGGATGCAAGCTCATGGCTATGAAATGACTGCAAGCGGTCCAGGCCATTATGATATGGGTGATCGTTACGGACTAGCTAATGCTGAAAAGAAAAGACTAGTTAAGTTTTTTAATGAATCAGCTGCTATTGGATTTCTTCCTCCTTTACGTGATGCTATGCATTATGTTGACCTGCTACATCGTAAGCATGGTTATGTTTTTCATATGATTACTTCTCTATCGCTTGATCATAACGCTCAAGCTCTTCGTATTCAAAATACTAAAAAGCTATTCGGTGAAACAGCATTTGAAAAGTTTATCTTCTGTGATACTGGAGCTGATAAAGACGAGGTTCTAGAACCTTACAGAGCTTCTGGTCTTTTGTGGATAGAAGACAAAGTCGAAAATGCTGAACTCGGCGATATACTTGGTTTAGAAAGTGTTTTAATCGAACACGGTCATAACATGTTAAATGATAAATTTCCTTTAATGACTAGCTGGAGTGATCTATATGAATACATCGTTGGCTGAACTTCTTTCCAATCGATACCAGTATGAAGAAATAGTAGGTTTTAGAAAGACCTATGATTTACCCACATATACTGGTGATATAGATAGTTTATATTATTTTGTGAATCATAGTGCTAAAAAGAATCGATTTAGAAAACGATTTGATGAAGCTATGGATCTAGCTAAAAAGATTTTAGAGAGTTATGAAAATGAAAAAACTGATTTATCAGGTGTACACCGGCAAACGTAATAAATTATACGATACTTGCACTTCTTCCGTAAAACAATATGCAGACCGTATAGGAGCAGAATATATCTGCCAGCGTCAGCCTATTCTTATGATTAAACCAGACCCCTTTGTTACTAATAGAAGTAGAGAATCCTATGAGAAGTATGGAGGGTTTCTACCTATCTATGAGAAAGAGAACGCTTTCTCCTACCTCAAGTCAAATGACCAAATTGCTATTATTGATGCAGATGTTTATATACGACCTGAGTGTTCCGAGTCAATATTTGATGCTGCAGGCACAGAGGTTGACTTTGCTGGTGTTCTAGAAAGAGATATGCCAACCATCCCTGCATATACTGCCAAGATAGCTAATTATTCTCGTATGCAGTATGGTATGAATACTCTTAATAATTTATTTGACTGGAAACACCCAAGCGGTGCTGATTTTTACAATATGGGCATTATGGTACTTAACAAATCAATTAGTAAATATCTTAATGGAGAAACACCTCAACAATTTCTACGTCGCCCTAGATTTAAGGCATTTATTGATGGTATGGGAGCGTGGAAATGGTCTACAGATCAGACCTTACTTAATGTATGGGTCAAAGAAGAGAAGATGAAAGTAAAGAATCTACCTTTCAAGTGGAATGGTCTATTTACTGGAATTGAAATGAATAAGATAAAAGAATGTCATTTTGTACATTTCTTTTTAAAAGATAAGCTTCCAAGTAAGGGAGAGAATATAGAGCAGCTATTAAAGGTAATTAATAATGCCTGAAAAAATACTTTATACCGGTGGTACGTTTGATTTATTTTATTCTGCAGTAGTAGAAGCTTCAAAACCATGGTAAATATTATTCTACAGCATTTTGACGGTGAGTTAAGAGAGCTCGATAAACTGTCTATGGCTAATATTCAGGAATATGCTAAGCTAGTAAATGCAGATTATAAACTAATCACAGGTAAACCTTTTCGAAAGCATCTTACATCACCTTGTCAAAAAGTTCATATGCTTCATGAAGAGTTTGATGACTATGATGATGTGCTAATGCTTGACATTGATATGTTTGCCCCGAAGAATATGACTACTAATATATTTGAAGAATCTGGTATTGGCCTATATGAAGATGTGCAGCATAGGCTACACCATAGACTGGCTGCTTCATATCCCATGTACGCTAGTCTTTTATATCCTTATTGGGGTGGAGCTATTTACAAATTTTCAAAGGATATGAGAGTTAAGCTTAGATCTGAATTAGGCGGCAATGAAGCTTGGATGCATCCATATAATAAACTTTATAATTATGAAGATGAAGGCATTATTCACACTTTAGCCGTTAAGTCTGGCTTTACTCCTAAAAAACCTTATCTTCACAGAAGATGGTGTCAGTGCAGTTTCCTTCCTAGCCCTCAAACCGCAGGGTTTATTCATGTAAGAACTAAGATTACACCCCAGGGGCCAAAACGCGAGAAAATAGAAAATTATCAGGCACTGGTTGATCAAGATATACTGTAAAGGATAAGATTATGGAAACAGTAAACCCAAACAATTTAATAACGCATAGAAGATTTGATGTGATTGTAAAGTATCTTTACGCCTCTAATTTATCTAGCAAATACTTTAAAAATCTATACAAAGAACATCTTAGAGTTTGGAATGGGTTTTATGAAGGCACCCCAAGAAAAACTAGTTTTGAAGATTTTGATGATGCATTTAAATCAATAATTGGTAATACAGTCGATGAACCAGTTCCAGTAAATAGTGATGGAGATATAGTAAATGGTTCTCATAGGTTAGCAGCAGCACTACATCTGCAAAGACCTATCAATATTAGAGATTTAACACCCAAAGAAAATCCACGTATTGAAAGCAATTACGAATTCTTTATTGGAAGAAATGGTGGAATGCCGAAACATATGTTACAAAGGACAGCATTAGAGTACGTTAAACTTAAATCTAATTCGCACATCGTTTGTCTATTTCCTATTTGTTTTAATCGTATGAAAGATGTTATGAATGTAATCAACAAACATTCTAATTTGTTTTATCATTCAGATACAACCTTAAATAGTGAAGGTCAACTTAATCTAATGAAAGAAATATATCTTACTGATGGTTGGGCAAACGAAGAAGGAATAAGAAGAAAAGGCAATCAGTGCTTTATGGGGCGTAATAATGTTAGATTTCTAGTAATAGATGGAAAAGATCTTGAAACCGTAAAAGACATGAAAAATAAGGTTAGAGCATTGTTTAATGTTGGCAACCATTGTGTTCATATTACTGATACGCATGAAGAAGCAATTAGAGTAGCCAAAACAGTATTCAACGATAATAGTATCCACTTTCTCAATAATAGAAAAAACGTTTCATTTCCAAACTATGTAAAACTTTTAAAAGCCTCAAAGCCAAGTGATAATACAGTTATTACTGGATCAAGTGTTTTATCATTATATGGTTTAAGAGATTGCAAAGATCTAGATATTATTGATTATGATAATGTATTAACAGACACTCACAATCAGTATTTAGAAAAATTCTATAAAATAACTTTAGATGATATTGTTAATAATCCTCGCAATCATTTATATTATAATGGATACAAATATGTTTCTTTAAATGTGATAAAGAATATGAAGGAAACGAGAAATGAATCAAAGGATGTAACAGATCTACAACTAATAGAAAAGATAAGTTCTTAAAGTGAAAAATTTAATATATCAAGTATGGGCAGGTGATCTTTCAGAAGAAGCAAAGATTAGTAGTAACTTAATGAAAGCATATGCAGAAAGAATAGGTGCTGAATATATACTCGATTTAAATCCAAACATTGCCAGTAAAATATGTGATGTTCCTATGTACTTTGAATGGTTAAATCCAATAATAGATGATAGATTTCTAAAGTATGATAAAGTACTGTCAGTAGATTTAGATGTTTTTCCTGTATATAATTTGAATGAAAATATATTTGAAGAAGATATTGGCGATATAGGTGCATGCACAGAACCTTTTCAAGGTAGACAAAGAGCAACAGTTACTGTTGGGGGGCACATAAATAGAGAGAACGATGAAAGGTGGGCTTCTGTAGTAAAACAAAATTGGGGGGTCAGTCTCCCAAGAGATGAAGATCAAAACTTAAAAGTATATAACGCTGGAATGGTGGTCTTTACAAAAGAAGGAATTGAAAAAGCAAAGAAGTGGATGGCGTTTCAAGAATATATTGACTTCATGAGAAATAAAGGGTTTGGAAGATTCTACACTGTAGATCAAAACTATTTTCATTTAATGGTATGTGCAAACAGTAACATAGACTTTAGAGAAATGAATAATGGATGGAACTCTCAAGTGCATTACATAAGAGGCCCATTATCATTAGCTAATAAGATAAACGATGAGCGAAATAAAAATACTAAATTAGTCCACGTACAAATGACCGGACATAAATGGGATGAACAAAGTCTTTATGAAATTGTAAACCTCCCTCAAAGCAAATGGAAATTTGAACTATATTCATGAGAGATAACTAATGAGACTTTTTGTTACAGGCGCAACAGGGTATATTGGAGCACACTTTGTAAAAGCAGCTTCAGAAGCAGGACATACTATTGTGGCAACAGATTATAATCTTTCGCAGAACGATTTAACAAAATATTCTGCGAATACTTTAGAGTGGGATATCCGCAAACCCATCACAAACAAAATAGTGGGTATAGATAAAGTTATTCACATTGCAGCAAAAACTAAAGTTCCTGACTCAGTAAAAGATCCATACGATTACTACTTGACAAATGTAGTTGGAACTAAAAACGTGATAGATGCAGCGCCGTGTAATCATTTCGTATATTGCTCTACAGGTAGTGCTTTCGAACCTGCTAGTAATCCTTATGCAGGATCTAAACATGCAGGTGAGCTTATAGCCAAACAGTTCAACAATAAGTGTAGCTTGGTTAGATTTTATAATGTTAGTGGAAATGATGGAATGCAAAAGTATGATGATGAATATAGTCATCTAATACGTAGGGCAGCTGCTGTAGTTAATGGTAAATTTGATAAGCTGTATATCCATGGAACTGACTTTGAAACAAGAGACGGTACGTGTGTCAGAAACTATACGCATGTCAAAGATATAGTCGACTCTCTTTTAAGGATCACTGAGAACGAACCTACAAATGAAATCGATTGTTTAGGTTCTCCTGAAGGGCATTCAGTAAAAGAAGTTGTAGATGCAATGGCCAATGTTTCGAGAGTTAATTTTGAAGTAGTTGAAGGGCCTCGCAGAGCCGGTGATATTGCCATATCAACTGTTCCTACCAAATCTAAATATTTTAAACAAAATAAATCATTAGAAGATATGTGCATTGACGCTATAAAATACGAGGTATAAAATGATAAATTCTGAACTAGGGCATGTAAAAACTCTAAAGCAGTTTCATAAGGAAATTGTAAGACAGCAGACAGAAGCACATGGCGAACATTATTGTGATCACCATGAGGTTATTAAAGAAAGAATGAAAGAGTGCGATTCTTATATGGAGCTAGGTACACACCAAGGTGGTACGGCTTCTGCGGCCCTACTTACTAAACCAAAGAAAATCGTATTAGTCGATAACGATATGTCAAGATATAGAAAATTCTTACAGCCTATTGCAGAAGAGTTTTGCTTGAAACATAAAATCATTTTAAAAGAAATTGAACAAGATTCTACACATCTAAAATCTTCTGGTGGCCCTGTGGATTTTCTTTTAATTGATAGCTATCATCATCCTCAACACATGTCAAGAGAACTTATGACACATCAAGTTAATATTAAAAAATATATTTTGGCACACGACACTAGTATTATTAATGGTCGTCTGAATAGTTCTTTGTATGAAGCTTTAGTTAGGTTTTGTGATCAGTATCCGTTTAAAGTCATTGAACGTAATGAAGTCGCAGAAGGATATACTTTACTAGAAAGAGTATCATGAAAGCCTATGCTATAGTAATTAGAGACCACGATATATCTGAGCACGGGTATAAAAACCTGGTGACAAGTTCTTTTAGAGTCAAGAACGATTTTGAAATAAATCGATTTAATGCTATAGTACCTGAAAATACTGATGTACTTCTTTCAAAACTCAAGTTACAATGGAATTATCCATGGACAGGAGAAGTTACTGATTTTGCGTCCGGACTAACGAAGCGGGCGTACGTAACTGCAAGACCTAAGGCTAGGGTTGCAGCCGCGCTGAGTCACTATTCACTGTGGCTTGAAGCCGCCACAAGCAACGAAACAATATTAGTATTAGAACACGATGCATGTTTTACTTATAAACTAAATATTAATCCAAGTGAATGTAAAGGAAATATTATTGGAATTAATAATCCACTTGGCTGTACACGTAAGGCTAGAGTGTTTTATCAGAAAGTAATTGACAACCAAAATATGTTTCAGTTGGCTCCTGCTGTGGATAATGAAAACGTTCCTCAGGGGTTAGCCGGAAACAGCGCATATATAATTAAACCAAGCGGGGCAATAAGAATGCTTAAGCTTGTAGAGGAATTCGGCCTTTGGCCAAATGATGCCATAATGTGCAGACAATTATTCCCTGACTTATATGTCACTCGTAAATTCTATACTACTATTCAAAATTTAAAGAGCACTACGACTCAATGAAAAATTATGTTATTACTATGTCCCAAACGCCAAAGTCTGTTGAGGCTGCTGAAAGGTGTATTACATCCGGAAAAAAGCATGGACTTGAGATACAAAACTGGGAAGCTACAACTCCTAATAAACTTCTTTCTGGACTTTTGTTTGATGCCGGTATCGAACAAGAAGGATTTAAAGAGAAATATTCACGTTTAGATAACTGCATGGCTGCTTTTCACTCGCATTGGTCGTTATGGAAGCATTGCACGGAAATAAAAGAAGAAGTTACTATATTTGAGCATGACGCAATACTGGTTGATTATATTCCTAATATGCCCTTTAATGGGTGCATAAATTTTGGAAAGCCTTCGTATGGCAGGTTTAATACTCCACCTTTGCTAGGTAAAAATAAATTAGTGTCTAAAAGATATTTCCCGGGTGCCCACGCCTACCGTGTGAGCCCATGGGGTGCACAGCGACTTATTGATGAATCTAAGCGAAAAGCAAAACCAACAGACGTGTTTTTGCATCTTGATGTGTTTCCATGGCTAGAAGAGTATTATCCCTGGCCCGTAGAAGCAAGGGATACGTTTACAACTATACAAAAAACAGAAGGATGCTTAGCAAAGCATAATTATGATGGTAGCTACAAAATTATCTAATCTTTTTATTACAGGATGTGATCACAATACTGAATGGCAATTGCCATGGTTTGTAAATAATTTTAAAATGCATAATCCAAATGCTGAGTTAATGATATATGATTTTGGTATGAAAAATAATCCATGCCCAGAATTAAGTGTGCACTTAAAGAGTGATGATAAGGGTTGGTTTAAAAAACCATCAGCAATGATGAAAGCAGCTTTAGCAGCTAATAAGGTTTGTTGGTTAGATACTGACTGTCACGTTCAAGAAAACATTGAAAATATATTTAACTTTACTGAACCAGAAAAGCTATGCATGGTAGAAGATGTTCCGTGGTCTAAAAGGCGGGGTGAAACCTGGCATAACTCCGGAGTAATAGCTTTTCAAGGTACGCCATCAATTTTAGGCAAATGGGCAACAGAAGTATCATATAGGCCTATAGTAGGAGATCAGGAAGTACTTCACGGTATAGTTGGACAAGCTCTTAATAGAATGAGATATATAAAAGACCTACCTAGAGCATTTAACGTATTAAGATTAGATGTTTTAGATGGCACCACTCCAAATAAAATAAAAGTTATGCATTGGACAGGCGCTAAAGGTAATGAAGAAATTAGGAAAATGATAACTAGAGAGAAATTAGATGACTAGAGTTGCTCACATTATTGGTAACGGTGATAATGCTCCTATGTACAAACCAGCTAAGGGACTTAAGATTACATGTAATCTTCCTCCATTTACGGTAGAAAATGCATATACGACTTGTATTGTTGACTTTAAAATGTGTATGGCTATTACAGAAGGTTCAGTGGTTGTTCCTGGTGATTGGGTACTTGGCTTTAGACCTAAGATTTGGTATGACAAAAATAAAGATAATTTTCGCATGAGGTTTGGGCACCACATAAAAGAGTTTTATACTGTATTACCAAAATACGCAGGCAATTACACTAATCTCAATTGCGGGCATTTTGCAGCGCACTATACGGCAAATAAATTGCAGGCAAAAGAGATACATCTATATGGGTTCGATTCGTTATTTGATATGAACCTAAGAAGCTGTACCGACTTTTATCTTGGCTCAGACCGTGGTACTACAAATAATGTACGCCTCAATGATAACTGGAGGCCTATCTGGCAAAAAATCTTTGAGGAATTTAAAGATACGCAATTTATACTTCATCACAACCACGATAAACTTAAATTTCCTGTAGGCGAAAATGTTGAAATTGTGACAAAATAACAGTGTACAAATACTATTGGGTAGTATAGAATTATGCCTATGATGATAGTTGAATTCCAAAATATAAAATCCGTAAAATTTCAGGATCTAATTTGCGACGTACTCGAGTTTGGTCGAAAAAAATTATTTCCGCGTCATAAGCACGTTTATATAAATATTATTGCAACGCGCAATAGAGGAGTATATGGCGACTGCATGTATGAAGATGATCGTGACTTCACGATTCGCTTTGACACAACCCTTCCCCAAAATGAAATCGTAGCAACACTTTTACATGAACTCGTTCATGTCAAACAGTATCTTCATAAAGAAGAGATGAACTATGATTTGCCATATGATGAAAGACCACATGAAATTGAAGCGCTTGCGAAGGAGAAACAACTAACGGAGGCTTACTATGGCCGCACGTAAAAAGAATGAAATATTTGATAAACATTGTGGAGATCTAATTGACGATAACATTAATATGACAGTACCATGGTACCTTATGGCTGCATATGCATATTATGAACAAGATCGTCCTATATTATCAGATAGCTATTTTGACAGACTGGCAAATAAAATGCTAAAAGATTGGGATAAAGTAGAACATATGCATAAAGAGCTTATAAGTAAAGATATGTTAGAAGCAGGCACTTTTTTAGGAGAGTATCCCAGCCGGGTTAAATATGCATTAGCGGATTTAAGAGGTAAAGATGGCAGATAGCGACGATCCTTGTGATGGTATTGAAGCAGCAAGCTTGACTGGATGGATTAAAAGCGATAACTCCAACACTAAAAAGGAAAAAAATAAAAAAGAGATTGTACCACTTTCATATGCCCGTTTTGAGCACGGATAAGTTATTGAAAACAAACGAAACAAAGTTTGAAAAAAGCTAAATTAACTGTGTACAAATGATTTGGAATAGTGTAGTATGGTTATATCAAATGGAGAAAAACAATGTCAAACTTTGGAATCAACTTTGTAACTGCTTGTAACGCTGGTCTTAGCTTTCGTATTCAAACTGCGGAAGGTGAAATCCAACGCCGCGCAGATGATACTGCTGATGGTGTATATTTGGTAGAGCGTTACGGCATTGCTTCTGATTGCTATCTTTCTTCAGATATGGATTTTGCATCTGAAGAAGGTTTTGCTGATGATGATGGTGCTAAAAAGTTTTTAAGCCGTATCATGAACAACGTATGTGAGGCGGCTTAATGTTTAGCCTCAATACACTTCTTAATGGCATGACAATTGCCGGTCTTTTCTTTGCAGTAGGAGCTATCTTATAATGTTTGATTCTGAATTCGTAACCGCCTTTGAAAAAGCATGTAATAACTATGTTAACCAGACTGAAGATGGAACAGTTATATGGAACTATGTTGAGTCTGATTTAGCTCTTGACGGTTGGATAGAAAAATTAGGTGAAAGCTTTAATTCGTTCTTTGACGATATGGCAGATCAATTTCTTGCAAATAAGGAGTCAGTGTAATGAAACCTTGGATTCAAAAAACCCGTAATGGTTTTGATATTGCTGAAGAAGAAATCAATCGCCTTGAAGCCTTACCTTTTCAAGGTGAACAGTCTTGTATGGTTCAGATAGATATGAAGAAATGGGCTCAAAAAGAAGGCTTGTGGCCTCACAGCCACTATGATAATATCATAGGTAGTCATGCTGATGCTCGTGGTTGGACTCAAGAAGGATTTACTGGAATGGAGATCGTAGATGAGACCATCTGAGATAGCTATGCAAATATTTGCTTCGTTGTATGAT